TGTACGATCGTGAAAGGCGGGATACGCTGGAATATCGTGGCGCTTGACAATATCCAGGAGCGGAATGAATACCTGGAACTTAAGGTCTTGCGCAAGACGGGAACGGTGTAGATGGTTTGCCGGGTGACTGCCAACATGAAGGGTCTGGACGACCTGCTGGCGAAGATCGTGGAGGCAGGCGCCAATGTGGACCAGGCGGCGGCCAAGGCGGTGGTGGCCGGCGGAGATGTGCTCCTGGATGGAATGCTGGGACATGTGCCTGTGGGCGACGCCGCAAAGGGAGATCCGCACCCGGGTCAACTGATGCGCACACTGAAACGCACCGACCCGCTCACGGACGGCAATTACACCTTCGTGATCGTGGGAATGCCGCCAGGTGCGCCGGCGGACGTGGCCCGTTACGGAAACGCCCAGGAATACGGATACAGGCGCGGCGGAAAGCAATATCCACCCCAATCCTACATCCGGACGGGCAACGATGAGAAGAAGACGGCGGCGCGTAAGGCCGTGCGGGATTCTCTGACCAAAGATGGGATCCCGATACCATGACGACCATCTTCGAAGCAACCGCAACGGCGCTGGCTACATTGCACATCCCATACGGGATGAACAATTATCTCAGCACCGGCGAGTTGCCCGACCAGTACATAGTCTATACCGTCGTTACAGGCGTGCCGGCCCAGCATGCCGACAATGCAGAAACGAAACGGACGTACCGGGTGCAAGTGACAATCTACAGCCGCGGCGGGCTCGTGAGCATCCCAGATGTGGATGCGGCGATGCTGGCAGCGGGATTTACCAAAGGTCCGGAGCGCCAGCTACCGGGTGACCCGGAGACGGGTCATTACAGCCTGGCCAAGGACTATTTCTATCTCATGTAAAGGAGAGATTCAACATGTCAAACTATAAATCCTATGTGGGCGTGGACAATGTCTACTATGCCCCGGTGACGCAGGACGACGCTGCCCTGTATGCAGCCGACACGCCGGCCTACCTGGCGCCGATCATGAATATCAGCATGGAACCGGCGGCTGGTGCAAAGGTGCAGTATGCCGACAACCAGCCATTCGATGCGATGGTGGCCGAAGGCGAGACCAAGATCACTTGCGAGATCACAGGAATGGATTCGGAGGCGCTGGCGACAATCCTGGGTATGACCTACGACGTGGCCAGTGCACGCGTGTTCGATAACGGCGGCGTACCACCCTACGTGGCACTGGGATTCCGGGCGATGAAAGCGGACGGATCTTACCGTTACTACTGGTTCCTGAAAGGCCGCTTTATGAAGCCGAAGGAAGAGATCGCCACGAAAGCCGATACACCGGACATAAAGACGGTCAAGTTGGAGTTTGCGGCGCTGAAAACGATCTACCATTTCGAGTTGGTCGACGGCGGCCTAACGGATGGTGTGAAGAGAGTCTTCGGCGAAACATCGGATGATGATTTCGATGAGACAAGCTGGTTCGATGAGGTGCAGGTGCCCAGCGCGGGCAGCCTCCCGGCGTTTACACTGACGCCTGTCCCGGCGGATAATGCTACCGGGATCGTCGGGACCGCACTAATCACCCTGACATTCTCGAACCCGATCGTGACCGGAACGGATGGGATCATTTTGATGAAGGCGACCGACCGGAGTCTGCCGACAGCCACGTATGTGATCAGCGCCACCTACAAGGTTGTCACGATCACGCCAGGAAGCGCCCTGACGGCCGGAGCGATCTACTTCATTTCCGTGGCAGATGTGACGTCTGTGTACGGGCAGAAGTTGACCGACACGGTGCTGAAGTTCACGGTGGCGTCGTAACCGACCCCCACCCTACCCTCCCCCGTTTCAAATACAGAAATGGGGGAGGAAGAAACCGGAAGGATAAACCATGTCGAGTCCCATCACGATCACTTTGTATTCTGATAACGATGAGAAAAAAGCCGAGCACCGGCGACTGATTGTTCCGTGGGGCTTCCTGAAGAGAGCCATCAAACTGAATAAAGCGCTCGGCGATGGCAAGGATATTTCCGAGGAACAAATCGACCAGATCAGCGACATGCTGGTAGAGTTTTTTGGCGGTGCATTCAACCGGGAAGAGCTGGAAAAGGGTGCAGATGTTTCCGAGATCATGACTTGCTTCGAGAGTATCGTGAGCAAGGCGAGCGGAATGCTCCCAAACCCGAAGCCCCCGGCGGTCTGAACCAGCCGGGGGAGGATGAACCAGACAGGGAAGACTGGATGCTGGAGATGGAACGCATCCTGGCAGAGAGTCTGCACTGGTCACTGTACGAGATGGATCGCACCGATATTGAGAGCCTGATTCCATTCATTTTGCACCTGGCGAAAAAAGGCAAGAAAACAAGTGCGAAGAAGGTTTATGCAGATCAAGTGGACTGGTTGTAATGGGCGAAAGCGCTGAAAATCTAAATTCGAAACTCGGGTTGGACACAACCGATTTCAAGACCGGTTTGGATACTGCAAACCGGGCGTTGCGCGTCCTGGAGAGTGGATTCAAGGCGAGTGTGGCATCGCTGGGAGATTGGGCCAATTCGGTGACCGGTCTGGAAGCGCGTCAGAAGAGTCTGACCAGCCAGATCGATATCCAGAAAGCCAAAGTGGCGGCGCTGCGGGAGGAATATGATCGGCAGGTGGCTGCCAATGGGGATATGAGCATTGCGGCGCAAAACGCCGAAGTTCGGCTCAACAAAGAAACAGAACGATTGGGGGCGATGCAAGTCGAGTTGGGTGAAACGAATACCAATCTGAAAACAGTAAGCGAAGGCAATACAAAAGCCGGGCAATCCGCCGAGAATTCAGTGTCGGGCTGGCAAAAATTACAAGATATGCTATCGAAAGTGAAGACAGGCCTGGCTGGAGTGAAGAGCGTGGCCAGCGACGTCGGTAAAACCGTCAAGGCGGAAGCTGAAACCGTTGCAGGAGTGTTCAAAGTGGGGGCGGGAGCGGTGCTGGGTCTGGGGGCGGCGGCTGTAGCGGCCAGCACAGCGGTGGCAGGATTCACATTGAAAGAAGCGGCCAGCGCCAAAGAGTTGGAAGATATGTCAGTCAAGACCGGCATCAGCGTGCAGCGATTGCAGGAATTATCCTACATCGGTGGACAACTGGGCGTGGATCTGGACACCATTGCGACCTCCAACTCCCGGCTGATCAAATCAATGGACCTCTCGAGCAAACCCACCAGCACAGCGGCCAAGGCATTCTCGGAACTGGGTGTGCAGGTACGTGATAGCAATGGCCAACTGCTGGATTCGAACGTGGTTTTTGCGAACACATTGCAGGCGCTCAGTAAAATAAAAGATCCAACCGAGCGGGATGCGATAGCAATGGAGATCTTCGGGAGGAATGCCGCCGAATTGGGGCCGCTGGCAGATGAAGGGGCAGCCGGCTTGGCCAAGCTTACGGATGAAGCGGATAAGAATGGATCGGTCGTTTCCACGAAAACCGTGGGAGCACTGGCCAGCCTGCAGGCGAAACTGAACGGGTTAAAATCCGGACTTTCCGGCCTGGCGCAGGATGCGGCGGGGGCGTTTGCGCCATTCCTGGGTGGTATGTTGACGGGCGCGCAGGGCTATCTTGGGCAATTGGTAGGATTGTTCCAGGGAGCCGGCGGCGATATCAGCAAGATTGTGAACGGCTATTCGACGACGCCCAAGGTCGATAAAGGCGCATTGGATAACGTGAAATCCACCTATCACGAAGGAATTCTCGGCATGGTGACCGGCCTCATCAAAGATCTGGCGGCCCAGGCGCCAAAGATGGTGCAGAGTGGCATCACCATCGTGCAGGGGCTGATCACAGCCATCAGCAGCGCTTTGCCGACTATCCTGGGCGCGGGTGTGCAGATCATAACCATGCTGGCACAGGCCATCATTACGAACCTGCCGATGCTGGGCCAGACGGCGGCGACATTGCTTTCAAGTCTGGCGAGCGCCATCCTGCCGCTGCTGCCGACATTGATGAATGTGGGCATACAGATATTGATGACTTTGGGAAGGGCACTGATCGCGGCACTGCCGGTATTGATCCCGCAATTAGCGGCGACAGCATCTCAATTAGTTACCCAACTTCTGGCAGCCATCCAGGAACTCTTCCCCCAATTGTTACCTGTTGCTGTGCAACTCATCCAGACTCTGATCAGTTTCCTGCAGAATAACCTGGTTCAACTGATAACGATCGGATTGCCAATCATCAACCAACTCGTGCAGTCGATCCTGATGCAACTGCCACAACTGGTGAGTGCAGCATTGAAGGTCGTCATAGCGCTGGCAAACGGCCTGGTAGCTGCACTACCAACGCTTATCCCGACCATCGTGAAGGTATTGCTGCTCATCGTCCAGACGATCATCACGAACCTGCCGATGCTACTCAAGGCGGCGTTACAGCTCATCCTGGCCCTGGTCCAGGGCCTGGTGGTGGCGCTGCCAATTCTGATCGCAGCCGTACCACAGATCCTGCAAGCCATCGTGGATGCTCTAACGACCATGTTACCGATGCTGATCCAGATGGCTCCGCAGATCATCATGGCGTTGATCACGGGGATCATCGGGGCGTTACCGGTTCTGGCCAAGGCCATTCCGAAGATTATTCAAACCATCATCGATATGATCACTACTCTGTTGCCGATGTTGGTCAAGATGGCCCCACAGATCATCGTATCGCTGATCACTGGCATTCTCGAAGCATTACCGCAATTAATTGTAGCAGCACTGCAGATCATTGTAGTGCTGATTGCAGCCCTTATTGGAGCATTACCACAGATAATTTTAGCAGCAATACAAATCATCGTTGCACTGGTTCAAGGTATTATCCAGTCAATCCCACTTATAGTGGCAGCCGTGCCAAAGATCATCAGCGCTTTTACGGATGCTACGAAACAGGGATTGCCAAAAATCCTCGAGGCCGGTGTCAGCATCCTGGAAGGCGTTTGGAAAGGGATTGAATCCAAATTAGCATGGTTTTGGGATAAGGTTAGAAGTTTTGCTTTGGGTATTTGGCAACATATTACCGAGGCAATCAGAGGAGGTTCGCCATCTGAATTATTCGCCGAGACTACCGGCCCGAGCATCGTGACAGGGATCTGGAAAGGCATTGAGAAGACAATGCCACAACTACAAAATCAACTAAAGGCCGCCATGCAGGGACTATCTGGCAGTTATGCCATCGGTGTAAATGGGATGATGCCGGCATTCGCCGGGGTCCCTGCCGGCGTCGGGGCAAGCGCCGGCGCAGCAGCCAGTAATACATCCCAGGAAATTCATCTGCATGTTGGCACCCTTATCGCCGACCGGGCCGGACTGGAGCAACTCGAACGCACTCTGCTCAAGATCCGGCAGGTGGAAGAGGTAAGAAAGGGATGACCGAGACCAGATATGGACTGAACAGTGGTTATCTGAGCGCGGGCGGTTTGACTGTGGACCCCACGCCGCAGGTACTTTCCAGGTCCACCCGGCTGGCCAATGGAGCTCTTGTAAAGGATATTTATGCGGTAAAACGAAGCTGGAAATTTACCTACACCGACCTGCCAGGCGCTACTGCAAACGTGCAGGACGGCGGCTTTGGGAGGAATGATCTACTGGGCCTGTTCAACGGCGGCGGGGTGCAAACCCTGGTTGTTCCGGTGGAAGGCGACTCCACCGAAAGTGTGTCGGTATTGTTCGGCGACACGTGGACCGAGGAGCGGACTATCATCCTGCCGTTCTGGCGCTGGAACGTGGAATACACGCTGGAGGAGATCTGATGCAAGCGGTAAGCGGTGATTATCTGACAGCAATTGTCGCACCGGTGCGCCAGATCAAGCAGACGGTGAACATTGATTTCATGAACAACCAGATGCTGCTGGGCACGATCGAAGTGACGGCGAATGAAGGCGACCCGGAGGCAGCGCCGGCGGCTGCCGTGGCGGATGGGAAGGATGTGATCCATTACCTATATGCTCTGGCGGATCCGTTCGACGAGTCGGATTTGCTGCATAGGGCCCGGATGTATCCGAGCGACACACTCTTTCCACTGCCAGATGGAATTATCTGGTTTGGGCAGAATCTCTCGGACGATAGCAATGAAATCTCCGATAGCCTGTTCATAACCTATTACACATCCATGACTATTAATTCGGTGCGTTGGGTCGGAGACGACTGGTTGGGGCGCCCGGTTGATTTCTGGATATCTTATGTTCATATTACAGAGAACGGTCCTGAGAGCGATTATATTGCCAAGGTGACAGGTTGGGATAAGGCGAGCTGGTCAATATCGCTGGATACACCGATCACGGTTGATTACTTGATCTTTAGTTTTTTCAAAATGAACCTACCACGGACATCGGCCAAGTTGGTAGAGTTCGAAGGCAGTTTTTCGATGGATGCGACGGTGCGAGTGGGGCAGTGGGAGATTATAGAGGAGCGCAACGCGGACAGCCAGACGGCGCCGCTGGGAAACGCCAGCAGCAACCAGATCACTCTGGAGTTGGACAATACGGATAATCTGTTCTACCGCAAGAGCGGCTCGCTGTATGCGCCGTACCTGGTGGCCAACCGGCGCATAAAGGTGCAATGCGGAGTAGTGTTGGAAAGCGGCGATCCGGAACTGGTGCCGGTAGGGACGTTCTACACGGTCTCCTGGAATGCGGACCTGGCTAGTCCGACGGCGCGCGTGGTGGCGTGGGACCGCTCGAAGCTGATGAAAGAGACCAACTTCGCCAGCTCGGACATTTATTTTAACCAGACGGTCAGCGAACTGGTGAAAATGTTGTGTTTTGCGTTCGACCTGACGAACGATGACATGGTGATCGACGACACAACCGATGTGATCCCGTATGCCTGGTTCGAGGATGATTCCTACTGGAATCACCTGATAGCGTTGGCTGAGGCGGAGGGCGGCCAGATCTATTTCGACGAACAGGACCGGTTGGTATTCGAGAACCGCAGCCACCTGGCGGATCACAGCACGCCGGTGGCCAGCCTCGCCGATGATGACACCATTATCGGTGTAATTGAGGGCTGGGACCAGTCGAAGATGCGCAATGACATCCAGGTGACACCCAAGGCGCTCCAGCCGGATGTTGTTGCCCATATCTGCAACCTGAATGATGTCCTTACGGTGCCGGCCAGCGGCACATTGGTGTTGACCTTGAACTTCTCCAACTCGCCCTGCATCAACGTGCAGACGCCGGTGATCACCGGCGGGGTGGATATCTCCATCACCGGCTGGACGGCCTATGCCTGGGGCGGCATTTTGACTCTGGCCAACTCAGCCGGCGCGGACGAAACGGTGACGGCCATTACAGTGGACGGGCAACCGCTCAAGGAAAGCGGCGGCATCGAAGGGCATGCCGAGGATGCCATCTTGATCCAGTTGAACGGCCGGCGGACATACCCAATAGAGAGCCGGCTGATCCAGAGCCAGGCGCATGCTCAGGCCCTGGCGGAGGCGCTGCTGCCTGTGCTGAGCAACCCGGGTGCGCAGATCACGGTGGCGAGTCGTGGCCGGCCGGAACTGCAACTGGCGGATGCACTGGCAACTGCGGTGGACAGAATGGGAATTGCGCAGAACTACTGGCTCTTGCGCAACAGGATGACATACGACGGCGGCCTGGCAGCCGAACTGACTTTACAGGAGATAGTGGAGATGGAATCATGACCACCTGGACCCAGACATTGGCAGATTGGGCGAACAAGGCGATCAGCGTTGCGCGCATGAATGCATATTTTGGAGCGGGAGGCAACCTGGACCACCTGTTGCTGCGCTCGAACCGTTGCATTGCCACGGCTGGGGAAGGTCTTACCATCGCAGGTGGTGATATCGCTGTCTCGCCGACGATAAATGGAGTGGGAAATTACACCGTTGACACGGAGAACGGGGATCAAGTCGATACACTCGCATCGATCAGCCCGGCGATCAATGAGACGCTGCATGACGGAGACATTATTTATCTACTGGCTGCCGATTTTGGGAGAAAAATCATGCTTGGGGGTGGTAATATCTTTCTTCCGTCGAACAATTTCAATCTAGCCCTTTCTGAGTCAATTTCACTTGGCCTGCGTTACAGTGAGGTACTGGAGGGATGGACACTGTTGGGATACCAGGACCCCTATGCACAATTGTGGAAAAACAACTCAGGTTCATATGTGGAAAAGGGAGACGTTGTTATTTTTGATAAATCAGCGGCTATGAGTTTTACCACGTCGGCGGTGGCCGGCGATAGACGGATACTCGGCGTGGTGTTGGATAGTAGTATCGCAGCCGGTAGC